GCGCGCGGCCTCTTGCTGCGTGATGCCCAATTGCTTGGAATTAAGCATCAGCTTGCCATACAATGCGGCAGTGCTATCGAGATCAGCGCGGGTGCCTGCCGCGATCCGGCGAACATCTTCCTGCGCCTTCGCAAAGCTACCCGTTTCCGATGTCGCCAGCCTTAGCTGCGCAGTCAGCATCTTGCTTTCATCGGTCAGCGATGCGTAAACCTTGACGCCTTGCAGGAGAGTGTATGCCGACACAAGGCCAAGGACGGCACCCTTAAGGCCATTGACCGCGCTGACATCACCGGACGATGGGCCGCCACCGCCCGTCACCTTGGCATTGACATTGCTGGCGGCCCGCGCCTTTGCGGCTGCCGCGCTTACGGCGTTAAGGGACGCAATCGCTTCCGCCGTGCCCGTAACCTTCACGCCGATACCCGCACGGGCAGACGCCTTTGCTGCCGAAAGCGCCTTATCCAGCGCCCTGATATCAGCCAGAACCTTAGCCGCACCAACGCCCGTGACCTTAACGCTGATCGGCTTGTTCGCCTGCGCAGCCTTCCTTGACGCAATGGCAAATGCATCAAGTTCGTTGGTTGTTTTGACCACGCCGCTGGACGTAATCTTGACGCCAAGGGCCGAAAGCTCAGTCATTCAATCGGTCCCCGAAGATTGCGCGCAACCTTGCTTCGCCGTCCATTTGAGGCGCGGCGAATGCAGCCAATTCCTTGCGGGGCTTGAGATAGATTGCGTCCATGGCGCGCATACATTCACGGAACATATCGGCTTCTTCCCAAGGCCACCCGTCAACGTGGCGCAATATGCTTGCGTGAGGGATAGGCCCTGCGGCCATGCCGATTTGCCGGTCTGTGGAGAGGTCGAAGAAATCACTATACCACTCCTCTAGCCCCGGCTTCAATTCGATGGGATCAGGCCCGACCCATTTGATATTTGCCTCCCTCGCTGCGGTGTGGGCCTCACCATGGAGCAAGGCCCACCGCAACGCATCCGCTAGTTTCCCGACGCGGCCTTGGTCTTGGCAAGAAGACGCTCCGACGCCTTGCCGGCCGCATAGGCCACCGCGCCGCGATACTCGTCACCGATGCCAAGGTCGTCGTCCGCCGACAGGATGGCCAGCGCCAGTTCCGGGCTATAGGCCACTGGCTTGCCCTTGTCGGTCAGGGCGTTCGGACCCTTGGCCTTGGACTGATCCCAATCGATCAGCAGGTGCGCGGCCAGGAACTTGCCGGTGTCGGCCTGCGCATCAACAAATCCCTCATCCGTCTGGATAGACTTGTTGTTCGCGCGGTAGAACGCCGACAGTGCGACACGATACGGCTTGTAGCGGGCCGAACGAACGCGCAGGCGAAGGCCGGGATGGTCGGGGATGTCGTCAATCCACTCACCATCAGCAAGATCGACCTTGGCGTTGAGGTTGGAAATATCGAAAGACATTCGGGTAACTCCTCGGGCCATTCGGGTCTAGGGACGGCGACGGACCCGAAACCCCGCCGCCCCTAGGCAAATCAGATGCGAACGATGTTGCTGTTGACGGCCAGCGGATACTGCTGAAGCTGCGTCGCATTGGCATCGCCATTCGGCGTGGTGCCTTCGCCGGCCAAAGCGCGGAAAAGCGCAGTCTGGCCAACGGGCTGGCCGGTGGCGGTATGGACGCCGCTCTGCGTGCCGGTCGTAACGATGGCGGTGCCGCCGGGGGTTGCAGCAAGCTGGTACGTGGTGGCAGTGAAGCCTGCGGCGATCACGTAGTACGTGGTAGCGGCGGTCAGGCCGGTGGGGAGCGCGCCGGTAGTGGTGATGGCAACCGGCGAACCGATCGAGAGGCCGTGACCGCCCGAAGTGGTCACAACGCCCGGCGATGCAATCGTGATCGTGACGACGCCGCTGGGCGCGCAACCAGCACCAGCCTCAAGCTTGAACTCGTAGTTCGAGCAATCCGCGATTGCCGCGCGAAGCGCAATCTGGCCAGTGTCATTCGGGTCGTACACGAACGAATTTTCCATGGCCGAACCGGCCTTGGTGCCCTTGAACTGAACATCGAAGCCCAGATTGATGAACGACTGCGTGACGAAATTCTGCGTGTTTCCAAGGCTGCCGAGACTGGTCAGGCCGGTGATTTCAGTCCACGTTGCACCGCTGAAATCAGCAAGTACGACGGGGTACTTGAAGGCCACCTTGCGGCCAATGTAGATCTTGGAACCAGAGACTGCGACGGGATCGGCCATGGGGCATAACTCCTATGCCCGGCATGGCGGGCGGTTTAACTGCCGCCACCTTAGCGAGTATTGCCCCGTTGCGCAAGATTGTTGCGTGGTCAGGAAACGAATGAAACAAAAAAGGACGCTCTAGGCGTCCTTTTGATTGGTTGGAGCCACTCCGAGGAATTGAACCCCGCTCGCCGAATTACAAAAACGGAGCATCGCCACAATGCTTGAATGGCTTGGCAATCATTGCGTCAAACCGAACTCCACAACACCCGCACGACAACAACGCGATATGCGCCTTCGACATAGGGCTGCAAGACATCAGCGTTCCGCGTGACACGCAATCGGCCCATGCACAAATCCGCCGGGAAGTGGTCTGCGATGGTTCCGCCAATCTGCATAAGCTGGACGTGCGAAACAGGGGCCGCCAGTGGCCATTGAACCGCCAGGATCAGCGTCCCTGACCGCTCATTAAGATCGGACGACACCCACCCGTTCCGGTCATTGTCATTGCGGACATCGGAAATCAGCAGGAACGGGGCCAGCCCGGCGGGCGGGGTGACAGCCGCATTAGGCTCAAAGCGCGGCAACACGGGATCGGTCACAAGCGTGTCGATCCTCGCCTTAAGCGAAAGCCAGTCCTGAACAGCGGTTGTAGCGGTCATCACTCAAACCTCAATTTTGAAACGACGCCCGCCAGGATTGCCGGGAACCTCGCAATATTGGCCTCATTGAATCCACGCCCGCTTTGATTGTATGATCGCCCAAGAACGTCGGTCCCAACGAATCCATAATTCACGCGGTGCGCGTAGATCGCCTTGTACGATACATATGCGCTTCCGTCACCCTTGGCCACCGACGATGCCGCGCGATAATCCTGCCGCACTGGCGAATTGTAGCCCGGCCCATCACGCATGATCGGGGACGCCGAAATCGTGACCGATCGAGACAGGTTGCCGGTATCGACGGGCGTAAACCCCCCGACACCCACCCGCGTTGCCATCGCATTGGCGAATGCCTCAACTAGACGTGCCGGCAGGACATTGATAGCCCGCTTCTGGCGCTTGGCCCATGCTACCGGGTCGGTTCCTGTCCAAGTCACAGGCGCTGGTAAATATTTACAAACAGCATGCCATGCGGGGCCACTGCTATTAAGTTAACATCGCGGACGCTTATATCCACTCGCAAGCCATCCTCAGCAGCCATGCGAAGGTTAGTGTTAAGTTCCTTAATTAGCTCTTTTATGCGATCTGAAACATATGGCACATGCGGTGTTGTTGGCGTGCAAGACACGCCCTTAAGCGGCTCGCACGAGCAATAACTATCCCGGCTACATCCAATAGGATCTCGGCATCCATCAGTCGGCATCACTCTTCCCCTTCACAATATCCCGAACCCCCTTCGCAGTTTCGCGCACTGCCTCGGCAATCTGGCGGTTCTGCCACGCTTCCAATAGCTTCCGGCGGCGTTCGGCGCATGTTGGGCAGGTCATTGATCAGCTCTGACATATACGATGGCATCAAATCCTTCGCGGCCACATTTCGCGGCCTGTTGAATAAGGATAAGCACATCATCGGTTGCGGGATACTCTACGGTATATTTCCCATCCTCTTTAACTCCATGTATTTTGTATTTCGGGATCATCAAACTTTCTCCATCTTCGAATAATCCGTCCTGCACCGGCAGCTTGAATTGTGCCTCGCCCCGCCACGCGGATCATGCGCATATCGCATGGCGACACCATCCGCCATTATGAAGTTTTCGTCAAGCGGAACCGAGCGCCCGGACATCCCGACGTGATCAGGCCGCGCGTTGATGTAGATTGACGAGTGTCGCCACGTCTTGATGGCCCCACCTTCGATCTTGCCGGCAGCCTCATACTTGGCTGCCTCGGCATACTGGTCGACTTCCGCCCGCGCTATTTCCATTGCGCGTTTGCGCAACATTCTTGCGGCGTACTTTCCAGTTATTTCGTCAACCTTTGCAGAAGTTAGCACGGGCGCATCACCATTCCTGGCCGCCTTTATCGCCCGTTTGATCAGCGCATCATATCGCTTATCTCGAAGCTTCTGCCCGGACAGAACGGCGCGCATTTGTTCTGGATCGCCGGATAGCAGGCGTTCACGCATACTCTCGACATAGGATATTTGCGGGCGGGACAGCCCGATGATGGGTTTGATTTCCCGGATGATCGCGCGGGCTGCCTCGCGGCGATTTGCCCCATCCACCGACATCATGCGCCGCTCGACTGCATCCCGGATGCCTTGGCGCGCGTCCTCGGTCATGCGTGCGGTTGCATCCGCGATGTCGGCCTGAATGACCGGCATGTTCGGCGTGAACCGCACATCCAGTGTCGGCCCGAACTTCTGCCCGTACCGCAGATAGATCGTCATCGCGATAAGCATGTATGGCGCGAACGGCCCATCGTCGATATTGAGCGCCGCCTCGACGCCAGCGGCATCCCGCTGCGCAATGGCAAGTTCCAGCGCCGGATAATCGACACCTGACTGCATATCGGCAAAGGCCGCAAGCAGGGCTTCCTGCAATTGCGGCCTAAGCTCGTTCAGCATGGCATCAAGCTGGCGTTGTGTGGTCATGTCAGGAGCCGGAACAACATCACCATCGTCCCGGCAAAAACGCCCAACGCCGCGCCAAGGATTGCGAAGGCTGCGAGTATTACGACGCTCTTTCTGATAAAATCAACCATCACACCTTCCTCCGAGCGATCATCATGGCCTCGGCAATACAATATGACCAAGTGGCGAGGTTGGTCACGCCGTCGCCGTCGCTATAATCACGGCGAATATCATCATCGTCCTGCGCCGCAAGTTCACCTTGTAGCGCAGCCATGGCAAAGCGATCCCGCAGGGTCTCCGTGTCGTCTTGCGTCACTTCTTCCCGCGTCCAGTCGCCGCCGTCGAGGTGTCCGCAATGATCCCAAAGGCAGTATAACTCATCACCATCGTTGTCCGTGATGTAGAAGCCCCTAATAGTTTCCTCGCGCAAAACCTCATACCGCTTCCCTGCGGTCAGGTAGCTGGCGCACCCTTCAGGCGGAATTGCATAAGTCGGCATTGTCATTCTCCATCTTGTGAGAATGCCACCATGCCCCCGCAAATTGCCGTTGTCAACGCCTTACGATAAACTTCACCGCGCTATGAACACCCGCCGCCGGGAAGCGCCGCACAGACAGGATTGTAACGGGCACGCCATCAAGTTCGATGACATCCCCCACCTGATAGCCACCAGGGATGCGCTCGGATATGACGTATTCGTCTGTGGCAACCAGCACATTGCCTTCGATGGCCGTCCCGACAAGCTCTTTCGATATACCGAATGCCTGCGCCCGAATAGGGATGACTGTTGCGGTCGGTGCGGCAGGTGGCTCCCATGGATTGGCTGGCGTGGCAGCGGGGGTATATCGAATATACTTGACGCCCACCGCCCCCAACCCGCCCTGATCAGACGGGGCTAGAAGGCCGGTGGCCACCTGGGCCATGTCATCGAAGAAGTCTGTCATTTAGGTGCCTCGGATAACCCCTCCGCCTCGGTCACTGCACTTTGAATACACCAAGGCGGCGCATCTTGATCGTGGCGCTGCCCGGTAGCCGATGGATAGAGTTGATCCCGATATGGCGTTGGGCGTCATGTTCCGACACTCTGGAAAAACAGGCCCTTGCTGACATCCCCGCAAAGGAAATCACGCATCAAGCCATTGATGACAGGGTCAATGAAGCCTGTGCTATCAGCCCCATCATCGAAGAACTCGCGCTCGATCACGTCCACCTTCTGCCGCTTGACCCTCGCCCCCGTCGTCACCGGGAACAGGACTGTGGTCCCGCCGTCCGCCAGGTATGCAGCGCGATAAAGGGCGGCGAGGAAATTGGCGCCAGTGACATCGCCCGATCCGAAGCAATATGTCGCGTCGAGATAGTCGGACGCCAGTTGCCGCAGCACGGCAGGCACGCCAGCGACGGTCAGCCCGCGCGCGCTAAGGTATGCCGCAAATTCAATATCCGTGCCGTAAGCCATGCGCCAGCCACCTCAATACTGATTACCCATCATTGCGGGGGCGGCCACGACGCGGGGCATCGCTTTCAGAGGCTGGATTGGCGATCAGTTCGGCACCAGCCTTGGGCGCACCCGAAAGGATTTCCACCCGCGATGCCCAACCGGCAGGCACTTCACTCACTTCGAGTTCGTCGCCAATCTGGTACTCGCCGCTTTCACCTTCGTTCGCCGGCAGGCCATAAATCCCGACGCCGCCAGTCTTGCCCTTGCCCGTCCAGTCGATAAAGCGGATTTTGATCTTACTCACGTCTTGGCCTCCAGGTGAAACATTGTTGCGTGACCATAGCGCATTATTGCTAATTTGGGAAGCGACTTGACGCCCATAAAAAAGGGCGACCCTTTCGAGCCGCCCTTCCTTTTCCAGACTTCCGATGGAAATCAGGTATTGGTGCTGTAGAAAACACCCGAACGATTGTTGTAGTCCGCCCGGATTTCCAGACCCATGGCACCACAGACATCAAAGTTGTAGTTCGAGCGGGGGCGATCACGCGGAATGGCAGTCGTCGAAACGGCCATGCCGATCAGGGGGCGGATATATTCCGAGCTAGGCACGAACCCGAAAAATTCATTCTCGGAAAGCTCGTAGCTAACCTCAATCGCCTGAATGCGGCGATTGGTAAGCAGGAAATCGCGGATGGTGCCGCTCTTGAATCCTGCCGAACCCGAATAGGTCTTGTCCCAGCCACGCGCGATTTCCGGCGATACGAACAGAACCACCTTCGAAGTGATGTAGTTCGCATCAAGCAGAGCGCCGAACGCGCCGGTGAAGAACGTATCGAGCGCATCGGCGGTGGCCGACTTGAGAACGATATTGTTGCCGGAAGCGCCAATATTGATCGACTTCGAAAGCGGGTGCGTGCGGATGCCGTAACCCTGATAGCCCTGGAACACCACCGAGGTATCGCCGTTGAGCGCATAAAGCGCCATATCGCGGCGAATTTTCGCGGTGTGCGCTTCCTGATCGTCCGCCAGTGCATCGAAGTTCTCCGACTGAAGCGTGGACCATTCGCGCCATTCACGACCGAAAGCGGTGTGGAACAGCGGGACCGGGGTGCCACGATAGTCGTAGACCACCTTGTCCATCGCGACGGGAACCTGACCCGACATGCTGCGAACAACCGTGCCGGCATCCGACGAGACGCGGTTGAGGTGGACGATCTTGCCGATGTTCACCGGCTTGGCCAGCGGAATCAGGTACTTCATCCAGACTTCACCCTCGTCGGCGCGCATGACGCGGCGAGTGATGTTGTCCATATCCAGCCATGCGTCGCGCGGCAGGATCGAAGCGGCGTTGGTCACGTATTCTTCGTTCGAGTGGAAGAAGTCGCGATCATCGTTGATCTCTTCGAACCATTCCGCGTGCTGGCGGCTATTGGCGAGGAGCTCAATGTCGAAGTAACGCATTTTTATAAACCCCTTACGCCGCAGACAGATAGCTCTGCGAACCCGCTGGGCGGATTTTCAGAAGCTGTTCAGAGCCTGAATTGTTGTTGTAAACCTCGTCGCTGTAGGCAACGATCAAGTCCGAAGTGCTGGCGATGGCCAGCGTGCCGGTAGCGCCGGGCGTAAGCGGAGTGCCGATAGCCGTGATGTTCACGCCGTTGGCGATCCGGGCGGCAAGGACGTTATCGCCGCTCATTTCGAGCGCGACCACGCGATCCTCGTCCAGCCAGTCGTCATCGACGCCCTTCATGGCAAGGTAATTGTCCTGCACAAGCCAGACCTTGCCCACCGTGGTGGCAGCGGCCAGCGCCCACTTGCCGGACGAAACCACGACCAGGCGGCCCGGCTTCAGCGCAACGTCGCCAAGCAGTTCCTTGACCTGCGGCTTGTTGTCATCGACGGGGCCGAGGAAAATCTTGTTGAAACGAGCCATGTTCGATTACTCCCCCTTCGGCGCAAGCGCCGCGCGGTCGGTCTTGGACGAAGGCTTGAATGCCCCGTTCACCCGAAACGCAACCGGCGTCTGGACGATGCTGTTAGCCAGCACCGAAAGAACAGCCGTGTCGGCAGCTTCGGCGGTCGCCTGATCAAGCAGCTTCGCTTCAACCACCTTGTTGACCAGTTCGGTCTTCGCGGCAGCGGCAGAAGCCTCGGCGGCATCGGTGATCGGCTTGAGAGCGTTTGCCACGATCTCGGCAACTTCGTCCTTGGTCAGCGCGGGGGCTGCCGTAAGGGCGTCCACCTTCGCGGACAGGGCTTCGAACTGTTCTTTGTCCACGTCTGTGGCCTCCTGGTTAACAACGTCTTCTGGCACGGGTCCGCCGCGAATTACTGCCTCAATAGCAGCTTTGATGCGTTCGAGCAAGGGTGCGCGCAATTTTCGTTCTTCCGCACGCAATATGCTTTCAAGCGCCCACATTTCATCACGTTCGATGTCGTCCGAAAGGACGCTGTTGATGACGTCCATTTCCTCGCCAGCCGCATTGACGAACATGCCGACGCCCTGTTCTGGCGTGGCTGCGCCAGGTTCGTCTAGGAGCACGGCGTCGTGGTCTAGTACCATGGTCTCAACCTCCCATTCCGCCCCGTCATCACTGTTAGTGAGCGGCTTAAGGGTGGCAAGTAATCCAGTTGATGTATGTATGGGTTTTTGCTTCTCAACAGCCGCAAGAACGCGCTTGCCGCCATCCGATTGATTGGCAAAGGCTACGTCAATAACTTTATCAACATGGACCCTGCCGTTCTCATGCCGGACGTTTTCGTTCCATGCACCTATAAATGTGCGCACCAGCCCCTGCGGATCTTTGGCCGACACAAATTTGCCGTTCAAAACGGGATGGCCAAGCGGGGCCGGCGTGCCCTCAAGCGTGTGAAAGCTATCCGCTATCACTGATGCGGGGTAGCGGATTTTGTTAAGAATGCCGCCGTCAACCAGAGTGGTTGACGGGACTATGACAACCTTCCGGCCATCACGAATTTCCTCACGAATTTTACTCGCATTAACGAGTGTGCGGAGGTTGACCCTAACTTGCTTCATGCCGTCGCCTCATTCAAGGTGCTTCCACGTCTTGCGCTGATATATAGCAACAATTGCCCCGCGCGTCACGCAATATTGTTTCGCCGCATCATCCGCCGTTTGAAATCCCTGATTAGCGCGGATTTCCCTCACCTGATTTTCCGTCAGTTTTGATGATCTATGGTTTGATCCACGCGACTTATTCCAAAATGTTCCGTGTTGTTTTTTATCTTCGCTGTTTTCCGCAGGAAGTTTCCAAGATAGATGCTTCGGGGAAATGCATGCATCATGGCCTAGGCCACATGAATGCGCAGCATGGTAATTCTCATTGGGCGGATCGCCGTGGATTGCTCTACAAATCTTGCGGCTGACAATTGTGTCATCGCCTTTAGGTGCAAAAATTGTTCCGTACCCAGACGCATTGCGGGAAAATGGCCAAGTTAGACAGCCGTCTCCGTCATATAATAGTGCCTCTGAGAAAAAAGCGGCAGGTTCCCCTCTGAATGCCTTGCCAGTGCCATTAACCGTCCCAGTGGTTTTAAGTCGTAAATAATGGGAATTGCAAAGACCAATGCTTTTAGACTTGTTGTCACACCCATCAATTAAGCACTTTCCTGAATTATCAATTCTTCCAGCACTTTTCAAAGGGTCGCCATATTTTCGATATTTCTTATAGTGAGCGAGGCACCACCCGCGAGCGCCTTTTGCGCGCCAATGAGCATTGCGCTTGCAGTCGTCAACAGAACATGCTTTGAATTCATCAGCCATGATTGATCCTTTCCCGATCAATAAAGGTTAGAGGCGTGTGGCCGTTACAGCGGTCACACGCCTTGCCTCTTTATATGGCAATTATTTGACTAGATCAAGGCGATATTAACCCTGACCTGTTTCATCAATCACCTCAATATCATCTTCCTGATCGGCCGCATATTCATCCCACCCATCGACTTCCGCCCCCGGCGCGAAGCCAGCGGTCTCCCGGATTTCATCGGGCAGGAACACTAGTTCGTTCTGGTTCTGGTTGTTGATCGTGCTCATCTTGCCGGCGCGATCCAGCAATTCGTCCGGCGTGGCATCAAGCAGCGATGGCCAGCCCACGGTCCATTCACCTTTTGGCAGGGCACCCCAAGCCACAAGGCGACGCACAAAGTCTTCGATTTGCGGGATGGCGAGATTGACGCGGCGCGACATACACGTGCGCGCCCACTCCCTGGCATCCTCGGTGCTGGCGCGCTCGCCAGTGATGTTGCCGACAAGCACCTTGTACGGGATTTGCATCGAAGCCGCGAACGACTGCGCGTTGACCTCGAAAAACTCTTTCGGCTGCGGCAGCGTGATGGTCATCGGGCTGACCTTGAAGCCACCAAGCATCAACGCCTTGTCGAAGCCGCCTTGGAAATCGTCAACCTGCTCATTGATCTTGTCGAGCGCTTCGCTGTTGCTGTGGGCACCCATCATCGCCCGCGCATCGGCAGGCGTCAATCCGACGGGGGCCTCAATGATCGGTGCGCCACGGCTGGACTTCCAGAAGCCTTCGCCACCCGCACCCTTGATCTTTTCGACATCGACGAGATCGTTGAACCCCGGCTCCAAGTCGGAACGCCCGTTGATCGTGCCATCCTCGGACCAGATCAAGACACGGCTAGGATGGATTTTGACATATTCCTGCGGCTTTGACAAAGCCTGCCGGCTGTCACGAACGTTATGTTCGTTGAAATCATACATGAGCGGCTGGGCATACGTCTCGGACGCGGGATTACTATCCCATTCCGCGACCTGCAACTGGCCTTCCCATGCGGGGATAATCCCGGCCACATCATCGATCGAGCGGATGCGGCCCACAGGCCTATCGAGCGTCAATCCATCGCGCAAAAGGATGATGCCGCCAGCGTAGGCCCCCACCATCCCGCGCCGGTCCACCTGCATCAACGCACGCCAAAGACCGATCTTCGCGAAGTGCTTGGCGATGACCTGTTCAAGCGGGGTGTCGGCAGGCTTGTCCGGCTGCTGCCAAAGGGCCGGCAATTCCTCCCAGGTCTTGGCGACAGTCTTGTCCACAGCGGCGGCAGCAAGGCTGTTGCGCGTGTAGATCGAATGGAAGTCGTTGAACTCCAGTTCGCGCTTCCAGCCATAATCGAGATAGTGATCATGCTTGGCCGTGTATGCCCAAGGGAATACACGAGACAGGCGGTCCCGAATGGCGATGGAGATGGACATGCACGCTTGTTAGCGGATATTTCACGCTGGCGCAAGATTGTTGCGTGGCGTCAATCCCGCGTCATGATCCACGATTGCGGTCCAACGCTTTCCATCGCGAACGCCATCACAACCGCATCGGCCAGATTGTGTGATGGCACGCCGCGCTTTTTCAAATCCTTTTTGCTCTCGACCTTCATGCGCCCGTTGACGCTTTCACGGCGGGGCTGGCTAAGCTCGGCTTGCAGCTTGGTGCGCAAAGGCAATCCCGATGGGATGGAAATCAATTGATCGGGATCATATGGCAGCCCATTGCGCGCCTGCCAGGTATTGCGGAACCGATCACCAAGCATCCCCCATCCCTGGGCCTTGAGATTGGCAAACATGTCGCCATGCGTCTTACCCGGCTGATACTCGCGATCTTCGTCATAGGGCTTCTCGCTGGCAGTCCAGCCTTTGTATTGCCCAGATGGGTCCAAGCGCCTGAACTCTCCAGGGACCGACGCGCCGACGCCGATATCGTCAATATGCAGAAGGTCCAGCTTTTCACGCTGCACAATCGGCAGAGCATAAGCGGCGGCCTTGTTGGGGTTCTCGTCCTGCCATTCTTCCAGACCGGACAGGACTTGCCCATACCGCCAAGCCAGCGCGTTGGGGTCATTGGACTTAGGCGCAATAACATCGCCTTCCACGCCGCCAGACACGTCCATGCCGCCAATACGCCCCCCACCCATGGGGAAATTGGAGATATGGATATGGGCGTCGATTGCGGCCTCGATCCATTTACCCTTAATTATCGCCGTCTCATCGGACGATAGTGGCTGACCGAGATAGATATGCTTGTACGCGTCTGGATCAGCCAGCTTCAGGCGTTCGGCCTTTTGGCGTGCCGTATCAGACAGAAATGGGTTTTCGTCATAATTGATATGACGGATGACGGCCGCATCCCCCAACAATTCGGGCAGCTTGGTCTGGACGAAATCGGTTTGCAGATTAGGGTTCCACAGAACCCATATTTCCGCACCATCCTTGCGGATCGTCGGATCAATGACCGACCATTGATCTTCTACCAGCCCCTCGCCCTCTTCGATCCAGCATATATCAACCCCCTCGGTTCCTTTGATTTCCTCGATATTGCGAGCAATACCGTAGAACAGGAACTCCGAACCGGTCTCCTTATGGCGGATTGTCGAGACGCCGATATCAAATTCATCGCGCCAGCCGGCGTCAATGATCTTCTGCTTTATGACGGTAAAAACACTGTCACTTATCCTGTTCTGAAATTGTCTCAGGCACAAGAATTTCAATGAATAATTGCGCGCAAGATAGGCGGCCATGCCGCCAGCATCCTGGGTCTTGGACGAAAAACGGCCACCCTTGAGCAGCTTGTACGGCTTGCGGGTCTGCCAGAATGATCGGAGCGCCGGATTGAGCTGGAACAAGACTATTCGCCCGCAGGCGGGACTTCCTTGTAGAAGTCGTCAAGCGACTTGCCGTGCGGTGACATGCTGCCATCGGAGGATGTGTTATCCACCTTTTCAGCCAAACCAAGTTCACGCGAAATGATATTCGCGTTCAGCAGATTGGCCGAAGCGCCCTCGAATTTCTGGCTGTAGATAATGGCGTCAACCTTGCATATGACTTCACCTAAATCGGCGCGGTTCTCTCGCCACTCGATCCAAGTTTTATGCGTGATGTCCAGAAATATGCACAAAGCCCTGATTGTCATGGCGCGCATGACAGGCACTGGCTCAACCGTTACCGCGCCTTCATATGCGAAGGCCTTGGCGGTATGGAGCGGGTTTTTATCAACCCACTCGAAATACTCGCAGCAAGCCTGCCACAAGTCCTGAGCATCAGCAAACTTGGGATTTGCCCCATGGCTGGAGCGCGCTTCCCAAAACCGATTGCTGGGAAGAAACTGGCCTGTATCGGGATCACGGCCCTCGGCCATCAGTCGCCGCCCCAACCTTCAATCCACGATCCCGACATTCCATCACTCCAATCCATCAGTGGTTGCGGGGGCAACAGCTTCGGGCGGATGGAGGACGCCGTGACTGAAACAAGGGAACCAAGCTCGACCTTGGCCCCCGCGTGATTTGGTATAGGAGGGATTGAGGTTGGGGTCAAGCCCCAACCATCGCCATGTGCAGATGACTGCGAAATCCTGTCATGGCAAGCATCTCATCGCGGGCAAACTGATCGGCGCGGGCCTGAATGAAGCGCGCCTCCATACGGACTGCGGCGGCAGGATTGTCCTTCGTCATGCGGGCGATTGCGGCGATCTGCTTTTTGGTAAGGCTGAACATTGGTAATCTCCATCTGCTGTGCCACCCTTCTACCCGTCCCTTGACAGGTTGTCAAGCACCGCTTGAACTTTTTTCTCCGCCATCCCAGGCTTCCGATGGGCGCACCCGGCGGCACGAACCAATTGATTGATCCTCTGCCGGGACACACCCCACTCGGCCGCAAGGCTGGTGATGGTCTTGCCATCACGGTACGCGGCGATGATTTGTTCGTTGCGGGTGGTTGTGGGGGTCATGGGAGTTCCTTGGCTTCCTGCGCAATCATGCGGATATGATCGTTCTTGCGATCCAGAGCTGCCTCCATATCATCGAGGAAGGCCTGCATATCGGAGAGGTTCTGCAACTTGGCGTATTCGACAACATGGGCCATCGTCAGTGGGCCGACTTGGTATTGGGTGGGGTTGGTTGTCATTCGCCTGTCTCCAATTTCTGATGCGTAATTGTCCGATTGCTTTTCCACTCCCCACACCAATCGAATGCCGCCATCCATGGCCAATGCTGACTGAAATGATTGAAGCCAGAACCGTCAAACGAAACTTGCTCGACAGCAATCGGCGGATAGCGACGGCACTGGCCCGCATCGGAATATTCCAGCCTATCGTCGGGCTGTCGGTAAAGACAATCCCGACAGCACATCCGAGGCTCACTCATTCCCCCATAGCCTTGGCAATGGCAGCGTCGATGCTGGGCATGTCTTCGCCAAGAGCTTCAAAACTGTAGCCAGAAGATCGCCCTTCAATCCATCTGGCCATATGCGCAATGTGCCGCTTGGCGAGACGCAACGCCTCCAGCAGTTCGGGGGCGGCGGCTATGAGGGTGGCGTTGGCTTCGATCTGGGCAATCGCGTCACGCTCGATCCCAATGGCCTGCAATTCGCAATAAACCTCGCCTTGCGGCTTTGGGGCAAAGCATCGGGCAATATGGTGGCAGTCAGGGATACGATCAGCAGTCGGGACATAAACATCCCCTTTATGACCAGACATAACTCCCGTAACCCTCCAAGGTCCTGGCGTGTGACTAAACTTTTCCATCATTCGATCCTTTGCGCTTGGCGATAACTTCGTCCGCGATCTTGCGAACATCATCCTCCGGGATGCCATTGCCTCCCGTCAAAACATCCGACAGCCACGACAGCGCCTTGATTGCATTGTAGGTGCCATCAGGGTTTCGCGCAGCTTCATCAAGGTTCTCTGCCTTGCGTGGATCATCCGACATCTTCGATCCTTTCAATGCGAGGCCCAACCTCGATAACTTCGATGCCCCAATTGCTGCCGATAACGCCAGGGATATCGGTGCCCACAAGATAGAACCACTCCAGATCACCGTGCCATTGGCCAATCGTCCAGTCGGTTCCAGTTCGAACCCAATAAAACCCGTCATCGCGTTCCATCATTCACTCCTCGCGGTGTTGGGGGTGACGTAGCGGTTATCGCTTGGGCCATCGTAGAGGAACTGCGGCGTCGGATCGAAGTCGGGGTGCGTTGCCTCCCATTGGCCCAGCCAGTTTTGATCGATAAGCCAGTTGCGGTGGGTGTCTTTTCCGGGGGTCATACAATGAACCTTTCGACCTGATCGCCAGCAAGCCGGCCAATCACTCCATGCGGCCCGTAAACCACCAGATCGCCATTGTCGGCAAATGCGGTTGTCTCACCGGCCTTGATCGGACGGCCAAGGGCTTTGCGAATGTTGCGGCGATAAGCCGACTGATTGAACCGACGATTGCCCATCTCAAATCTCCATCGCGACCCCATGCCGCCAGACCCACCTACGGCAGGGCGGGGATGGTGTCAAGGGGGTTTAATAGAGGCGAGCAGCCTTAGCTGACAAACCCTTCACAACATCCCCGTGCACGCCGCAAATCTCAGCGATGAAAAACAATCTCTCGACAGCCATACGAACACCATGCGCTGGCTTTCCCGGCCTGCAAAGATCGCGCTCATAGGCTGGCGTCAAATCGTCCAAGGTGCGGACGATAACGGATATCAAATCCTCCCGATCATAATCGGAAATTTGGGTGATTTTATCCAACGTCATTTTCCTTTCCCCGAGACTGTCGCTGACTGTCGCTTATAGGGCATGGCCCGTATCCGCTCGCGTGCGGGTACACGCGCGTAATATTATATGAAAAAAGAAAGAGATTTATCCTTCCCTCATAGCGTAATCGACAGTCGGCGACGGTCTGCGAACCAAACGTGAACAATTTTGCCTCCTAAATTTACGTGGGGTCGCGCGCGCAAGTGACAGTCGGCGACGGTTATTGGTTACTGGCACGAATGCGTTCCACAGTCTCGGCGATGATATCGCGCACGTCAGCCCGCC